ATAACCAAATATTATATGCTTTTGTAGCATTAGCTTGAGAAGTCGCACCACTGGCTACTGCTTGGTCTAATTTAGCTTTTACTTGCTCTGCTGTTTGTGCCATTTAGTTATTTTTAGTTGTTAAATTACGATAGTTTGGTTATATATAAACTTAAATATCATTCTAATGTTGATGTTAAAGTATTCTCTATATACACAGACAATTTGTCTCATTTGTTATAATTTTTTATAACATTCATTTTGAGTGATGTTCTTCTTCATCCATTTAAGACAACATCTCATTGTATTCACTCAATATATAATCATATTTCTCAAGTGGCTCAAACTGGCGAAACTGTTGATACAAAATAAGACACATTTATTAAATATGTTCAACTTTCTGGTATTATTACCTTAGCAGGACTTGATGTTGTTCCCCAAGCTAAAGTTGATGATAGATTGTTGAATGTCAAACTAACTGGTTGTGAGAGTGAATTTGATGGCACATCCCAATGACTTGTATATTCTACAACATTTAAAAACTTATTCCTTACCTGTGTTTTTTGGTTTATGGGTCTTCTAGTATATCCAATATCTTGTATATTATCTATAACAGGAATTGGTGTTGGCATAGGCTCTTGTGGATTTTGTATAACTATCATAAATAATATGGTTAATAATAAACTAAACATCTGTATCTACTATATCAGATAAAAGACTTATATCAAATATTTCTGGACTTATTTTACTATTATTACTATTTAATTCAATAACAAGCTGTATTTTTCTCCAATATGGCATATGTGTTTCAACAAAACTTTTACCAAATATTAATTCATCCCCATACTCTTGCTTGTCTGACTCTATTGTCTTTATTAGACACATATTATCAAACAATGTTTTTGTGGTTATTGTTGCTTGTCCATCTCCTGTTACTCTTGTTATAGAACTCAAAGCATTTCAAGGATAGTTTGCTGTGTTTTCTGTTGTCTTGAATGTTATTACCCCAGTTGTTCAGTTGTTCTCTATCGCTATAATCTCTCCAACTGTATTGGCTCATACATTATATTTATCTCATATACTAGGTCGTGTTGTTACATTAGTTACTTGGTATCTCCAAAAATAGTCATCATCTACTATAACATATACCTTTATATTTCAGTAGGTGCTTTTAATATTCTTAAATCATATCTTTAATTTAGTTAGGTTTTTTCTGCTTGATATGTTGTCCCATAATATTGATGTTGTTACCAAATATCATTTAGTAGTATATTCGTGTTCATATATTTGGGTTATATAATTTATTCAATCTGATCTATATGAAAAATGCATCCTACTAAACATAGAATTCATAGCATAAGAATATGGATAGAATTTAGCTGCTCAAAACTCCCATTTTATTGGTTTACTCCAGCTTTGTCATATTCAAGGTACATTACCACCAAATACATATATACCACCATAAGCTCTAACATACAACTTATCATTTAGTAGTGCCATTTGGTTTTGTCAGCTTAAATAGAAATTGAATCTCTTATTTATGTTGTATGGCTCTCTTCCTCGCTCAATAGTTCTTCAATTAAATACATTGTTTGCTATCAACTGTCTTTGGTATCAACTCACTACATACATTCTTCTATCCCAATTATTGCTAACCATTACATAGTTTTTTGTTTCGTCTGTTATTACTCAAGCTATATTGTTTCAACCCCAATCTATCACCTCGCTAGCTAAACTATCAACACCATTCCAATAATATTGTTTGCTGTCTTTTCAGTTACTAGCCCATATTACTAGATTTCATCATTGATTGGTTATGTTTATTATTGTATATCAAGTATCTATTATACTCAATGTCCTAACATCTCGGTCAGTTGTGCTAACAATATCTAGTTTATCTCAACTTCATATATATATATCTCATTGCCACAAACAAACTGGATGTGATGCATAATCTGTTATTGTTATATTATCAGGTAATAATTTTGTACTATCATATTCTTGAACCTTTACATATTCAATAGTTCAATCAAATGTTGCTGTAGGCGTAAATGTTATCGCTTCTGATGCTCATCAAGCTGCTTCAACTCACAATATACAAACATCACTAGTAGAACTTATTGTTGCTACAGTATCAGATGCTAATTTAACAGCACAAGTACCAGTAGTTACTCAGGTCGCTTTTACAACTATTCTATAAGATTTTCAACTAACAACAGTAAGTGTTTGTGTTAGGTCTGCTGTTCAACTTGTGTGTGTTGCTCCACTAGCTCAAGTAGTCCATCAAGCACCGACTGTCCAATCTGTGTCGCTTGTTAGTCAAGGATTACTTACAAGATTACTACCCCATAAATTAGTTAATGAAGTAAATCTATCTATCTTATTATTACTTATACCTAATAAAGTGTTTGATATTGCTAATCCGTTCACATATCATCCACTAGGTCTTTTATATATTCATCCTCAAAACTCTCAATTAGTAGAAGATCATCTATTAATTCAATTACTCTCTATATATCAATCACTAGAAAACGATACCATACCAATATGGTTATATCATTCTTCGTCTAGCTCAAATACTGGCTCTAATGCTACTGCATATCAAGCATGCCTTTTGTTTATTTCTGTATGTCATAATGAGTGTCATAGCTTAAATGATTTACTGCTTGAATAACTATCTATTCACTCAGAATAGAAAAAACTACCACCAGAATACTCGTCTGCCGACATTCAGAAACTCCAATTATTTAGTGTTAGTTTTCACTCTGCCATTAGTTATTATTTAAGGTAAAAAGTCGTATCATGTATTTATTATATCATTATTGCTTTGGTTATATGCACTCTCTTTCTCCATCGCTCATTCTTCTTTCATTCTCATCATTCACTCCTCAAACATCTGTTTTTGTATTCATTGTTTATCAAATAGTTGTTTTTCTCCAAATATGTATGCGTTTAATCAACAAATTAGTATGTCGTGATATTCACTAGCTAGCTTTATGCTTGCACTTACTGTTGTTGTCTCTAAATCTAGTGGTATATATTTTCATTCTACCCTAAAAGTACCAGTTGTTGCTGGTGCTGGGTAAATGAATAGACTTCAATCTCTTGTAATAGCAATCGGGTTTTCTTTGTCATCATATTCGTATATTCAGTCTATATTATTATTATATATCTTAGCTTCTTTTTCTCAATCTCAATAATCTATATACACATTTAATACAGATTTTAGTCCTGTTTCTTTTATACTTGGCATAGGATAATTATATTCTGATTGGTTAGCAACCAAACTAGATGTATAACTCTGTCGTGTATATTTTTTACTCAAAGCAGATAATCTACTAAACACCTCTTTATAAACAATATTTAGATAATCAAGATATTCTGCATCAGCTATCTGTCAAGCACTTGTTGATGTCTGTTTCCTACTTATACTTATTATTTTTGATACATCCATTGAGTTAATAGTTTACAAATAAATTATTACATAGAGTTAATATCTCAACCCTATGTGTATAATTATTCTGCTGCAGGATATGCTAATACATATAATGTTTCTCAATCAACATTTATCGCTACAGGTACTGCAGTTGCTTCTGTATCTACAGTTACGTCTGCATCTGTTCAGATTAGAACTCACTCAAGAGTTTTTGCTTTTATGTCATTTTCTACTTCCAAACTACCCGATATATATCATTGTCCTTGTACATCCAAATTATAACTTCATTCTCATCTATAAGGCATAGCTATATATTAATTAAATAAAAGGGGAGAGGTTAAATTCTCCCCAGTTATGTTTAGGCTGCTTTTATTCTGATAGCAACCATTCTTTGTTTTCCTTCTTCGAATGTCTTGATACCATATCTTGTCCAAGTTGTTACGTATTCTCCGATAAGTCCGTTTGATGTACCTCTTTGTGATTCAGATTGTACATTCTTTTGGATTACCATATCAATACATCCTTTTTGTCAAAGTAGCGCTAATCTTTGGTGTTCTCCAAATGAGAAAGCTGTTCAACTATCAGTTGTTTCAGTAATAGATACAAATCCAGCAGTAGTGATAGTAAATGAGTGTGCATCTACTTTTGTTGCTGTTACTAGGTTTTGTTTTAGTTTAGCTCTTTCGTCTTGTGTTATGTCAATATAAGTTGTTCCTACTGTTCCTGCTGCGTTGATAGCGGCTACCATATTGTCTATTGATTTTTCTTCAGTAGCACCTAGATCAACTGAACCTGCTCCAGATGGAGTAGCATTCCAAGTGAATTTCTGACTTCCGATAGTAATAGCATCACCTTCTGCTACATTTTTAGTAGAAGTGAATGTAATTGTATGTCTCAAGTTGTTTGATACATATACATCCAATCCTAAAGCTCATAAAGTAGTCAAATAACCATTTCTAAGAGTTGTGTCTGCTACAACATTTCCTGTTCCTGTAAGATATTGTTCCCAGAATGAAGCATCCATAGGATCTAATACTACAAAGAAAGGTGTAGTTGTTTCTACTCTGTTTTGTACTAATTTAGCTTTTGCGAATGATAACATTTTTGTTACCAATGAAGTAGTAAGAGTAATACCAGACGTATTTACTCCACTTCCTTCAATATCTAATTTTCCTACTGTGTAGAAAGCATTAGTTACTTCAGCTAAAAATTTTCAATCCATTTCGTTTCTCAAAGCATAAGTTGCTTCAGGTGCATATTCAGCATAGATGTCATAATTTGACTCTAATTTCTGAGTATCATCAATAAAGAAATGTACTGCTTTTGTTTGGTCCACATCCAAGTATTCGTTAGATGCTACCAAAGATTGTGTACTCATAGCTGTTTCAGCTGTATAAGATACTGAATACAATCTTGCTTTTTTTGGTCTGTTAAACCTTGTTGCCCCTGTTACTTCTGAAAATCCAAATCTAGCTAGAGGTAAAGCTACTAACGACTTATTCAAATCCATTTGAATACGTCTATCTCGGATCTCCTTTTTAAAACTTGATAAATTGTTTGCCATTGTGTAAATAAATAGTATATAAAATAATACTAGTTATCAGAATAAAACTTTTTAGTACTTCTGCCTGATGGAAATAGTTTATCAAATTCTTCATCTGATAGTTTTGCTATCTCTTCAGGTGTCATACTATTCGGATCTTTCTGACCTTGTAAGTGAGCAGGTACTCCATTTAATGCAGTATTACCATTCAATTGAGCTCTTCTGGCATCGTCTAATAGTAAAGTCGGGTCTTTGTCAGCTAATACAAACTTGAATGCTTGGCTTCTGTCTATCCCTTTCGCTACTAATGCCTCAATATCTTCTTGATATTGGTTAGCATCTTTGTTCTCTGAATAGAATTTTACCATTCAAACACTTTCATCAACCATTCTTTTGATAGACTCTTGGTCTAGTCATTTGTTTGGATTGTTGTTCTCATTTGCTTTAGCTTTCTTGAACCTGTCTTTCCATTTATTAGCTTCAGCTTCTGCCTGTTCCCTTGCTGCTCTTTCTTGTTCTACAAGAGCTTTGTAGTCTGTGGTATCTTCACCACCTTCATCAACATTGATTTCATCCTCAGATGTATCAATGTTTAGTTTTTCTTCTTCCATTGTGTAATTGTTTAGTAAGTTAAAGCGTTTACTACTCGCAAAAGCGAAATTAAGCATCATTCGCAGTAGCAATATATGAGGTTAATCATACCTTATCCCTAAATTCTCTGCCTGTTCTTTTATAATGTTTTCTAGCTCTTCCTTGTTCATCATATCTCTATTAGGATTTAGACTACTTAACTCTTGGAAGTCGCTCATCTCTCAATTGATAAACTTTAGCACCTCTTTTAATACATCTCATCGTGTGTATTTCTTCTCGTTATCTATTCAACTCTGTGTTAATATACTCACTATCACTTTATTTTTGTACTGGTTTATCATCTTTTTGTATTGTTCATAGTATTCGGTGTCTTTGAAATCCCTTGTCGGTGTTTTCTTTTCTTCCATTACATACTAGGATTAGGGTTTAAAACAGTCTCTTTACTTATTATGTTTCATTGTCATTGTGCTTGGATTGCTTGTCACATCATTATGTTGCTTGCTGTGTTTGCTTGTTCATTCATCTGCTGTATTCATTGTCGTTGTCATTGCTCTATCAAATATCTTTCTAATACCTGTAACAATTTATCTTTAGCATCTGTATCTTCTGCTTTCTGTAAGTATATCCATAATGTATTATAATCAAAGTTTGGGTTTTTGAATACTCATTTAGGTACAACATTGTCATTAATAAAATATTCTATCCGTTCTTTACTTTGTCTTTCACTAGGTAAAAGACAATATATCTGGTTTATTACATTCTGTGGCATTCAGTTAAGTTTAGCTGCAAACCTTTTAGCTATTAGTTTACTTATTGCTGGTACTTCTGCATCATTTATTATTATAGGCAATGTTGCGTTCCGATACATCTTCTGCTTCTCGTTAAGTGCATCTATATCAGATTTGCTTCCTGTGATTATAAACGGATTATTCTTTGTAAAGAAACTATCCTTTTTGATACTAACAGACCTATATTCAAAGTCTTGGCTCATCAATAAGAACTTCTCATCACTAGATGAGAAAAACTCTTGATATGTTCTCCATCGTAGGAAAGCAAAATCATATTCACCCCATAAATAAGTCTTCATATTCAATGAACTTAACATATTAGCATTCGCTTGTACTGATTGCTGTTCTGCTTTGGTCATTATTTTGTCAGGCACTATTCACATCTGCATCTGGTCTTGCTTTGTGTCCATTATTCATTCCCTTTCAAGCATTGAGGACATTGTCATTACATCCTGCTTTATTGGGCTTGTTGGTAACTCTTGCATAACATTTCATAACGATTCTCCTGGTTGTAGTTTGTCGTTAGTAAATATATATTGTGTTCAGCTTGTAGGTTTTAGTATATCTTTTGGATCAGTTATATATCTTGAATTTACTATAAACTTTCATCACATAGCCTCAACTCTAGCTTTAATCAAACTAGCATTAAGTAATATTGTTTTAGCTTCTTCTTTGTCATCTAATAAATCTGGAACACTTACTCACATAACTTTTCATCTCTCAGGTTTGTAGAAATAGAAAGCAAATGGTCGTGGAACTAATGTAGGGTCTTTCTTCTCCTCTTTTAATACTGGCTCAATAGCTTTCATTCTCAATACTAGCTTTTTGTCTGCATCTGTTGTTACTAAATACTTCTTTCATTCGTAGATAGTGAAGTGATGGTAGATTGTTACACTAGCATTTAATAGTAAATCTTCACACACATAGTTTGTGTTATCACTTATACTTATAGCTTGTTTCATAAGCTCTGCATCTTTGTCTATTATGCTTCTTAATAGCTCTGATAACTTTCATTTATCATATTGTGGGTCGTTCTTTAGATTGAATAAACTATCAGTCATTGTAAATCCAAAATACTTATATTGGTTAGCATTAAACTTTCCTATCAATGTTGGTGTAGGGTCAAATATTGCTGTCATTGGATTAACTGCATAGAATATCGGACACTTCTTTGTTAAATCAAATCAATGCTTATATTTTATTCATAAGCCAAAAAAATACCTATCTCGTTGTACTTGATAGTCTAGTTGTTGGTAGTCTTGCTCTTTAGTATCAAACTTAAACATATAGTTTAGGTTGTCTGCTTGCTCATTCTCTAGGAACTGGTCTCTTGAGATAAACTTTACTTGAGGTTTATCAATATAACTTCAAGATATTAAAGAGTCTATAGTATTTGATACCATATTGATATTGATAAGTCAAGGTTGTTTGTTCTGTTTGATATGCTTTCTCAACCTTTCAAGTATCTGTGTTCTTTTTGGTTGCATATAATCATCTCAAATAGCATATTCCTGCCTTATTTGGTGTAGTAGTTTTTCCATAGATATTAGCTTTATATCTAAATACGTTAAATATATTATAATCTTTTTTTTATATTTTACAAGTGTTTTTTATCATAGTAAGAAATTTCAAACATCTATGTCTACTATTTTTGATTTAATATCATCTCATAATCAACAAACCTCATAATACATTCTCATCATCAAACTATCAGCTATGTCAGGACTTCTTCATAACCTTTTCTTCATATCCTCTTTGCTTTCTAGTTGTATCTTTTGGTCTGTAAACTCATTCTTTAGTTGTATATTACTTAGCTCTTGGCATAACTCGTCCTTTATCATTCAATCAGCATATATTCTTATCTTCCTTTTCTCTGCTAACTCTTTAAATTTGAAATAACATTGAGCTTTTAGGTTAGCAAAGTTTCTTAACTGTCAATCATCAAAAGGTCTTCAATTATTCATAAAGTTTACACATCATCTTAGTTGATCTGCGACTCATCATCATACTCAATCAGTATCTATTATTATATTATTTCTCTGCACTCAATATTCTTGTTCTAGGTCTTTTATTATCTTTACTGTTTGGTCTGTTGTTAATCAATTCTTTTGGATTATCTCTCAGCATTCCAATCACTCCCATAAACTTATAACAGTATTATCTTTTCATAACCTTGCAACATCACAACTTATAAACCTTGCTCCGTTCTTTTCAATATTACTATCAAACAAGTCTAGGATTTCATCGTATCTAAATAACTTTCAAGCTGCATCATCATAATCAAAGTTTCAATACAATAATCTTTGTTTTGTTATCTCATCTGACTTCTTTAATTGGTCTATATAGTTTTGGTCTATATATGGATTATCTGTCGCTAATGCTGGTATAAATTGTCTGTATTCTGGTAATGTTCAACTAACAAAAGGTTTATAAAATCTTGAATAAACGTGTCATTTGTCAGGATTAAATGTCTCTAATAGTTTTGGCTTTATTCATAACTGGCTATTCTTTTGTCTTCATATCCTTGTATTTAATATCGTTATACATTGTGCATCTACTTCGTTACTCTCATCTATAAATCATCAAGTAAGTTCTAATGATCCAAATCTTGTATAAAGTGGGTCACTTGGTTGATATGCTAAATCTAATAATAATATTTCACTACCATTCTTAAATCTTATTGTATTATCTTGTCAGTTTAATTTCCCTCTATTCGCTTCAGGGATTTTATAATCCTCTAAAAATTTATAATATGTATTTAGTGTTGTTCTCCTCAAATTAACTAACTCTTTACGTCAAAAAAACCGCCTAGTTCATCAATACTTCTGACACATAGATCGGACAAGGAATACTCATAAATAACTTTTTCATCATCAAGCACCTCATCAATATCCTATCTCTGTTGTCTCGTTATCATAAAAGAACTTGATAGCTTCTCATTGTTTCTTACTAGCATTGAATATCAGTTTTATTGGCTCTATTCCCATATATTTATACTTATATCTGAAATACTTTTAAGTCATCATTCATCATCTGTTACATCTCATTTGAATATCGTATATCTTTTAGCTGAAACATCTCAAGCACTTATTAAATCTCTTGTTGATACTTTTCATCCTTCCTCTAATATTCTTCTTTGGATCTCTGCTTGAGTTAGTTTCACTATCTCTGCATCTTTCTTTATGATTTCGTCTATAATATTGCTATTTGACCCAAATTGTCCCATTTCTTGTTTAGCTCTATTAACTGATGACTTTCCTATATTAGTTTGTTTTGCTATCTCTCTATCGGTTTGTAAAGGGTCTCTAAGTAATTCTTTAATTACTTTGATTTTGTTTTTGGTTTTATCTACCCTCTCTTTCTTAACCATTGGATTTGTTTATATATTAAATTATTATTCTCCTAGTTTTTCTTTTAGTACTTCAACACTCCATCAAGCAAATGGTTTCTTATTAAACTTCTCTATATATCTTTTAACTATATCTTCTTTGGTTTCTGTTGTGTCTGCTACTTTATCTAGCTTAGGTTGTTCTTCTTGCTTTATTTCTTTTTGTGGCTCAATAACAACTGGTGTTTCTATCATCTCTCTAATCTTCTTTAAATCCTGTACTACTTCGTGGGTTTGTACTTGGAATAACATCTCTAATCTATGGATTAGTTTATTTAGTTCTTCTATTGCTGGATTAAGCATTTAAAATCTCGTTAACATATAAAACTAAATCTACTATCGGACTTGTTGGATCTTTTCTGTATAATACTTTTATGTCTTCATATATCTTTGGTAGGTCGTTCATCTCATCCATATCTTGTTTCTCTTCTGTTGGTGTTTTTTTCCTGTTGAGTTTCTTTTCTTCTGCTTCTTTTTTTAATCTAAACTTCTCTAATGCTTCAGGTTCTACTCTTTCAACTTGAAATGTTTTACCATTAAACTTGAAAGGCACTAAATAACCTTGATTAAATAATACATCGTAAATTCATTCTTCTTTACTCTCGCTAATCTTTACTGTTAGCACATCTGTTATTACTTCTATTAGCTTTTTTGACATTGGTTTATATAATTAAGTTTTAAAATCTTTATTGTATCTTCTTTCCTACCCACCATTGAAACTGCTCTAGGCTATAATCCTTTACACACATATTTGGTTTATCTGGTATTTCTAGTTCGTCTTCCCATAGGTCCATAAATTTACAAATCATCTCTAAACAGATCTTTGCTTTGTGTTCTTCTGTGATTATTATCTTAGGTCAAACTCACTTTTGCATTTTTGTTTATCTAACTAAATAATAGCCAACCTTTTTCCCTTTCTGAGTTACTACTGTCTTTATTACTCACATATTGATTAGTTTTATCATTAAAGGTCTTTTGATTTTCTCGTTTTCCATTAGCGACTTCTTTGTTGTGTATATTTTCATTTCTTTGCAACGATTTATCATTAAATTTTCATATATTGAAATTATATTATAGATAATTTTCAGAAAAACAAGGGATTTTTCACTAAATGAGAACTAGGAAAAAGATTTTTTGCATTTTCTCTTGATTTTTTGTTTTTTTTAGTTATATTTGATTATGTAAATGTAAAACATTTT